CATTCAGCCGCCTCGGCGTAACCGCCCGGCAGACTTGAGATGGTCTTTTTAATTGCCGCAACCAGCCACGCGGGCTGCTTTTCGACTTGCCAGTGTTGATTGCCCACGGTTAACTCCTTGGATCTGTGGTTTCTGCTATGCCGCTTTCTCGTTACGCTTCTGGTAAAGCGAAGAGTCGAATTTAAGTTTTCCTTTAGTGCGTGCAGCCGCCTCTGCTGCACGGCCTTTAGGAATTAGTTGGCCCGGGCGAGTCCGCCATTGATAAAAGGCTTCTGGCGATACCCCAAAAAATTCAGCCGCCTTGTTTGGCGAACCGAAGTATTGCTCAAGTTCAGTTGTGGTCATCTCATCCTCCTAAGAATATTTAGATATTATTATCTAATCTTTTTTAGGTCAATAAAAACTAAGATTACTTAGGTTTCATTTCTAAGGGTTTGAATCGTGGGGACACTTGGCACGCGGTTAAAGGAATTAAGGAAACAGAGAAAGCTTACTCAAGGCCAATTGGGTAAAGCGCTTGGAGTTTCTGATGTAACGATTGGCTACTGGGAAAGAGATCTGAACGTGCCGGGCGGGAAATCACTGACGAAACTTGCTCAATATCTCAGTGTAACTGAAGGATTCCTTTTATATGGTCGGGAGGACGAGGCTAACATTGGGCCTGCACCAGTAGCAGCGCAGCAAGTTCCCATCATCAGTTATGTCCAAGCTGGGGCTTGGTCACCTGAGTGCGACGCCAGAAATATCGATGGAACGGTAGAGTATATTTTGACGTCAGAGTTTCACTCTCATTCAGCCTTTGCCCTCAAGGTCAAAGGAAAGTCAATGGAGCCCGAATTTGTTGAAGGTGATGTAATCATTGTGGATCCTGAGCTACACCCAGGCCCTGGCGATTACGTTGTCGCAAAGAACGGTGGTGACGAAGCTACATTTAAAAAATACCGTGCACGAGGTATCAGCGAAACTGGCGAAGAAATTTTTGAACTCGTGCCACTGAATGAAGACTACGCTATCCGCAATTCTGCAAAAGAAAAGATTCATGTCGTTGGGGTGGTTGTTGAACACCGCCGTATGATGCGCCGCAAATAATTACCCTCCCCCTCAGAAAATCTAAATTAGTTTAGGTTTTCTGCTTGACCTTTAATCTAAGTTATTTTAGATTTCATCATAGAAAGCGAACAGGCAGGACGCCCACGTAGTAGCCGCCCCAGGCGTATGAAGATGGGGATGATTCGCTGGCAATAAAAAAGCGCCCCGAAGGACGCTTGCTCTTTAACAATCTGGATATCCCAAATAGAACTACTTCCCCGGAGGAACGGGTGGGCGAGGTTTTACAGGAAGATGATCATGTCTATCCTGATGAGTCAAAATCCTATCCATCTTAAAACTCGCACTTCGGAGCTGGCGGCCGCGGATGAGGAGGTACATGAAACGGCTCAATTGGTTTTGTCATTGTTGTTGTCCTTTTGGCTGCGAGGAAGATCTCCTGCTAGCCAAGCTATGGCGCAATGCAATTTGGACAGCCTTGTATCATCGCTTCGTCCGAGAGCAATGCAAGTTCGTTTAAAGGCTGCATCCTGAAGGGATCGCCAAGGGTTGCTGTCTGCATCCTGTATTTTTAAAAATCTTGTTCGCAGCTCTTCCTCAGGAAGTATTGAGAATTCAACCAACAATCTCTTGTACTGCCTCATTTGCTCCTTTGATAGGCCTGCTTCCTGACCAAATTGATATACCAACTGTAGAACCGAGAGCACAGCCACAAAGAGACCGAAGACGAACATATTACTGATCGGCGCGAAGACTGAACAACCAAGGACAATTAGCGAAAGAGTAATACCCTTATCAATTCGGTTTAAAAGGGTAAAGTTCATTTTTTCGATAAA